TTAACTGTTCTTACTGCTGGCTTGGCTGCTCTTACTACTGTCTTAGCGGCACCTTCAGCAGGCACATTAACAGGGAATGGCCATCCAGTTTCTTTCTTTACTGGCTCTTTCTTTGCACGAGGCTTGCGAGGAGCTTTTGGTTTAGCTTCTACAATAGCTTCTTCAACTTTAACAGCAACAGCTTGAACTTCAGGAGCAGGTTCTGCTACAACAGTAACAGTCTCAACCTTTGGTTCAGGAGCAACAGGAGCTGCTACTACTGTAACATTTTCTTTATGATCACTTAATGTTGTAGCCATTGTGTCAAATGCTTTTGCACCAGCATCAGCGGGTGCTGAGGGTGTTGCTACTGGCTCCATACCTAATAGTTTTTTCAACCATTTCATATCATTCTCCTTTATCGATAATCATCGTATTCTAAATTTTTAAGATCTTGAAGAGTTTTCTTCTTCAATGCATTATCTATATTGCGATACATCTTGCGATCTTGAAAGCTCTGCTTGAGCTTATAAACGTGATGACTATCAGGTTCATCATCTTTCTTCTTACGTTTATCCTGTTGCTTACTCATTTATTATTATTTCTCCGGTGAAATAAGTCCTGGAAATGCAGTATTGACTAGCTTAGCAGTAATACCTTTGTAAGGAATCTTTTTATCTTTAGCAGCAAGCATCAGCTTAGCATCTTCTTTGTCAATGCTCTCAATGAAACTAATAAACAATTGCTCTCTACGAAGTGATGTAAGGTTATCATTACCACCCTCTAAGAACAAATACATTCTTCTAGCCTCTTGATACAACATTGCTTGAGTATCATCATAAGGACTAGGATTGTAAGGAGGTTGACCTTCAGGTAACTTCCACTTAACAGAAGGATCAAGAGCAACCTTTAAGATTTGTTGAAGGACAGGAGTGTTCAACTCTTGAAGCTTCCTTACCTTCTCATCAGTAGTCTTTTGTTCAGATACAATCTTTAAGATCTCTGATATACCAAGTTTTCTCATATTATTTTTTATCTAGTAAAGGACATTTGACAACATGGTAAACACAACCATTTTCATCAGCACACACGCTAGGATCTTTTTGACCTTCAACAAAAATAGATTTGAATTTACACCACACACATTTTATTGTTTGATTCATAATTAAAACTCGTTGATACTCTCTATTAATGTTTTGAGCTTATGCTTAACAAAGTAATTGAATAACTTATCTCTAGGTTTATCCTGTTGAGAGTTGTATTGTTCAATTACTGCTTCGGAAATTGTTTTAGGAGTAAATGTAAGATCGATTAGAGAATTGTTTCTCATAAAATTAGCTCTGATCTCTGGATCATAGGTTGATGGATCAACTGCAAGGAGCTCAGCCATCTTCTTTGCTGTAAGTGGCTTTTGTCTAATGCCTTCAATGAGGCAGTTGTCAGGTGACAAGACGTTTGGAATACCATCCCCACGATCACCCTTAAGGACTAACTCTTTCAAGAACTGTGCAGGATCTTTGCAAGTGATGTTCTTTTTATGAATAGGATCATACTGGCTAACATTTACATACAACTGCAACTGAACGAAGTCCTTATCGCCAGACAAAATAAGAATCTTTTCAGCTGATGAACTATTTAGCGGTACACCAAATTCTGCAACAAGGCTACCAATCACATCATCAGCCTCAGCTCCATCAACCTGAATGATGGGATAAGGAAAGTAGTCTTTCAGATCTTGTTTGATTGTGTTGAGAGTGTTGAATAGATTAGTCCAATCAATCTCTGACTTCTCTCTATCTTTCTTACGATTACCTTTGTATGCTGGAAACTGATCACGTCTCCAATACTTCTTGTCATCACAAGCAATGACAAGCTGCCCATAACTTTTATATTTGGTCTTTAGGTTACGAATAGAGTTAAGAACCATGTGACGAACAAGGTTCTCTTCAATCTCTACGTTAGTATGATTTCCAAGTTGCTGAAGAACATTGGAGATCATGATTTGGTTTAGGTCTAGTATTATCATGGTGATATCTTACCACTAATTTAACAATTAGTCAACCAACCATTTAACATTTATATTTCCTGAAAAAGATATTCTAAATTCATCGGATGTATAAAATGGATAAACAAGATGCCTTTGACTACTATCAAACATTATAATGCTGCCTTCCATTTGTTTGGATACAGGTATTTGAAAACTATAATTATCACCTACAAATTCAAACATTGAATTACGAGGACTGTTTGAATTCCTAACATTTTGTAATGATAGTTCCGATTTTAAGTCATAGGGGATTTTTAACCACATAACAAATGAAAGATCTCCATCATGATCATGAGCGGGATTAAATTCGTGTTTTTTTTGATAATTTAACCAGGAAACCATAAGATGAAATTTTTTTTTCGATTTTTGGGCCCTGCTATAATGAATTTTGCCCACACCAAAGGTGGAGCAATATCGGTCAGCTAGCAACGACAAGTAATCCATAAAATCAGGAGGAATCGACTGATTTACTCCTTTTTCAATTTCTATGTTGCCAGCGAGTTCTTTGTTATAATCTGGTTTAGAAGATGTGTCATTTAAATTTAATTTTTCAAGCAATTCATTGAAAAGAGAGTGAGGAACTCTATCATAAATAAATCCTCGTTCATATATTACTATTTTTTCCATAATATCTCAAATAATTTTAATGAGTTGGTCAGTGACGTCCTGAAGTTCGTGTTTAATGTTCATTGTACGGAATACACCACTCTTAATAGCTTCTAACACCATCCCAATGTCTTTCTCATCCTGGATGTAAAAGTTAAACGATCCTAGATGGTTTAAAAGGTCAGGTACAACCTCATCAAGAGCTGTCTCCACTGCTTCTCTTTGGTTCTCATCTATTTTAGATATAACTTCTTCTAGAGACTGAGGAGCAGTCTCTAGTTTATCTTTAGGAAAGAAAAGAACTTTATTGCTCATAACTTCAACTCGTGGTTTTCGTCTTTAGCTAAGAAGTGCTTTGAACGGATTGCCTGAGCAATAGAATGCATCAGGATCTGATGACAATCCTCAACAATACCGTAATTATGTGAAGGAACATACACAACATAGTCAGCCATCTCATAGTCCATTACGTAACCACCATCGAACCCCACAAAAGCCATTGTCTCCAAACCCTTTTGGCTAGCAGTACGGAGACCTTTGACAATGTTCTTGGAGTTACCACTAGCAGAGATGGCAATAGCTAGTCCACGATTGTTAGGGAATGCTTCAATCTGTTTAGAGAAGATTTCATCATAACTGTAATCGTTTGCAATGGCTGTAATTAAAGCCATGTTGGAAGCCAAACTGATAATGTTTGAATGCAAAGGAGTGTCATGTCTTACTCCTTTTGTATGATCACAAGAGAAGTGTTCGGACAAGGCAGCTGAACCTCCATTACCAAACACGTAGATCGGTGCCTGCTCTTTGGCATACATTTCAATTACTCGATGAGCTTGAGTGATACTAGCTCTATCAATCTTACTCAGTGCTTCTGTTACACCAGAAGCATACACATCAAAAAATGCCGAACTCATTTATTCATCTCCACCACACTACCTTGATTGGTAAAATTAAAATCAAATATTTCATAGCTACTTAGGGCCTTGATAACCCTAGCATGGCTCTTAGGAGGAACGTACATTAACAAGTAACCTCCACCACCAGCCCCTAAAATCTTACCACCTAAAGCACCAGCTTTGATAGCTTTGCTATACATTTCATCTATTGTAGGGTTAGAAATGTTATCAGACAACTTCTTTTTAAGATTCCATGAATCACCTAACAAAGAACCAAAGTCATCTAGCTGTCCTTTAATTAAGAATCTAAATGCATCTTCAGCCATATCAACCATACAAGCAGTATTATCCACGTTAACAGAGCTTTGAAGACCCTTTACTTGATCTTCTAATACTGATGAGGCTTGTCTAGTAATTCCAGTATTGAAGCAAATGAGGTTATCGTTGAGCCGAGAAGACATATCAGTTGTTATGTTAACTGGAATGACAGCAACGTCGTTGCCCTCAAACGTAATAGCATTGAATCCACCGAACGCTGCTGCGTATTGATCTTGCTTACCAATTGGCTGATTG